CTACTCGGGTACGTACAGCGACATCCGAATCGACAATGTGCTGGAGTGGAGATTCGTTGAAATGTACGAATCTGACACTGAAACCTTCCATATATCGTGCTCGGCACGATTTTGGTATTACTGATGGTGTAGGAACAGTTACTCGCTAAAGGATGCATGACAACTAGTGCAATTACAGGCTCAAGGTGCGTATTTCGAAGAGGTAACGCTGACTCTGGAACGACAGCGGTTAAAGCCTCACGAACGATGGGGTCAGGGTCCTCTGGGCTGATTCTTTATTGGGGTACTGCTGGAACTGCTGGTAACTCAAAGACTTGCTCCATTGTCGTTTCTGGAACAAATACTCCACTCTCTGTGACTGTGACCACATCTGCTGTCACAATTAACAGCGCAACAAATGGCGGCGGCTCGGCGACCTCAACTGTCAATCAAATCATCGCGGCCCTATACGCCGATGCGGTATTTCTCGCCAATTGGGACGCTCGACCTGTTTCTGACGGCACTGGCACCATCGCCGCTGCTGGCTCTGCATCTCTATCGGGTGGCGTAGCAGGAGAAACGTTCTCTGCTGTAGCTGAGGTCAAAGGACTTCGCGGCCCTGCACTTTCGGGCAATGTTATCGACGTTACTTCGTTCGATTCTGGCTCCGTTCGAGAGTTCATAACCACGCTGCGTGATGGCGGTACTGTCTCATTCGCCTGTAACTACATCCCTAACGGCTCGGGAACTGGTCATCAGTTGCTCATCGATGACGTTGAATCCGGCACAACAGGCAACTTTCAGTTTGTTTTCTCGGACTCCATCACCACTGAGATGTCCTTCTCGGGTGTGGTTACTGGAGCGGAGATCACAGCGGAACTCGAACAAGCAGTTTCGTTGAATGTAACGATAAAGGTCACTGGATGGCCTACGTGGTTCTAACATGGAGGATGAATGACAAGTGCTAAACCTGGATCAAAGTGCGTACTGAAGAGAGAGACGACTGTCGGCTCTGGAACCTATGCAGCAATTGCAGAAGTTCGAGGCGTTCGAGGTCCTGGGCTGTCTGGGGCTGTGATTGACGTCACTTCTTTTGACTCCGGTTCTGTTCGAGAGTTTGTAACCACTCTTCGAGACGCTGGAACTGTATCATTCTCATGCAACTATATCCCGAATGGATCTGGTACTGGCCACCAGCTTCTTGTTGATGACCTCTATGATGGCACAACGACGAGTTTTCGTCTTGAGTTTCAGTTCAGTCCAACGGTCATTCTTGAATTCGATGGTATCGTCACTGGATTTGAAATCGCAGCAGAACTTGAGCAAGCAGTTTCAGCTAACGTGACCATCAAGGTTACTGGCTGGCCAACCTGGACATAGTAAACCATAGGAGTTTATGGATAACGCAGCACAGGCTCTTCCTGAGTCGTTTCTCACGCTCGGAGAGGAGAAGTACAAACTCGTTCCCAGCTTTTCAGTGTTTGTTCGATTCGAAAAAGCATCGGGCAAGAATGGACTTGACCCATTGATGTGGGTGTCTCCTTCGGCAACCGACCTCGTTACTCTCGTTTGGGCAGCAATTGGCGGTGAGAAGAGTGGTAAGACAATCGATCAAGTTGCCGATCTCATGACGGGTGCTCATCTTGAGGACGTCAGAATGCTCGTTCGAGAGATGTTCAAAAAGACGGAGCTTCCAGAGTCCATAAAAAACGACGTCGCCGCCGAGTAAAGAAGGGCGGCGAACAGTCAGAAAAAGAGGGCGAAGAACTCGATTGGCTGACTCTTTGGTCAATTGGAGTCTACGACTTTGGGCTCTCTGACGATGAGTTTTGGGCACTAACTCCAGCACAATTCTCGGTGCTTTCTGAGCGATTCGACCAAGAGAACATGCGGCTTGACTTTCGGGCGGCACTTGTTGCCTCGGTAATTGCAAATACTTCAAGAAGTAAGGAAGATCCCCCGTTTACTCCACAGATGTTTATGCCTGATTATGAAGGTGAGGAAGAAACACAAGAACAGTCAGCAGAGCAGATGCTTGCAGCACTAAGGGCAGCATTCCCAGCACGACCAAAGAAGGAGACCAATGGCTGATAAAGGGATGTATAATCTCTTAATCGATATCCGGGCTAATATTGCAAGCCTTCAAAAGGATATGGACTCGGCTCAGGGAATCCTGAAGCGAGCGACCACGGGCTTCGGGTCCACAATGCGAGGGTTCTTTGAGGGCATTGGGCAGGAGCTGGCGAAAGGTGCACTGCGAAACATCACTGAACTATCGAGAGCAATTTCAGGGCTTGCAGATAAGGGTGATAGGCTCGGCGACATAGCCGATAATTTCAAATCGCTTGGTGGTAGTGCCGACTCGATAAAACGAGCGCAGCAGGCGGTACTTGGCACGGTCAATGCCTTTGACCTGATGCAAGCGGCAAACAGTGGGTTGCTTCGAGGTATTCCAAATCTCAACGAGCGATTCGCGGACCTTGCAAAGTATGCAAATCAGTTTGCCAACGCGACTGGACAAGAAACAGTTCCTGTTCTTAACGAACTCATTGAGGCGGTCGGCTCTGGCAAGGCTGAAGCTCTAAGAAAGTTCGGGTTCGAGCTAGGCGAAACTAGCGGCAAAGCCGAAAACTCGGCAAAAGCATTTGAGCAGCTAAACACGCGCATTTCAGAAATGGGAGAGCTTGGCACCTCGGTGACTCAAAGTCATCAGGCTATGTCGTCGGCAATCTCTGAAGCTGTTGGTCAGATCTCGATTGCGATTAATGAGAATCAACAGCTCGCACAAATCTACAACGATGTTGGAGAAGCGATAAGAAGCATCGACTGGAAAGCAGTCGGCAGTGATATTGCTTCGATGATTGCAAGTGTCGCCAGCGTTCTTCCTTCATTGCAGACCGTTGCCTCTGAGGTAAACAAAGTCGCCTTGGGCTTGAGATACCTTTCGGGGAATCTGACTCCAATGGAGCAGAACCTCAAGAAGATAAACGATCTTGAGGGAAAGCTCAAAGAGGTTCAGGAGCTTGGAAAGAACGACTTTGCCAACTGGCTATTTGATGGTGCATACCAAAAGCAAGAAGCGGATCTAAAGAGACAGCTTGAGAGTGCGAAACGTGCGGCCCGAAACCTCATGGACAATGACGGGCTGCAAAACTTCATTGATAATCTTCCAACTCCGGGCGGAGGTTCAGGCAGTACATCAACAAATCCAGCACTTCGAGCACAGCAAAACGCATTCGCATTCGAGAGACGACTCGCCGACGAGCGAGCCAAAAAGTCAAAAGACAACACCGATAAGGAGAAGGAAGAACGCCTCAAGGCCCTTGAAGATTACAACGATGAAGCGATGCGGCTCACGTCTCAGGCCATCTCGGCGGAGTTTGAAGCTCGTCAAAACAAGATGTCCGATTGGACTCAATCGTTTGCTGATCTCTTTAGTGGCACGATACTTGGACTCTCTCCCGTATTCGCAGAACTCGCGGGAAGTTTTGCAGAGAGTATTGGCGGGGCATTAAGCGATCTTTTTGGTGGTGGCGGCTCAAGCGGCGGTGGAATCTTTGATTTCCTCGGCTCAAATCTATCCACATCCGACGCACATGCCGCTGGTATTCAAGGACCAGGGCTACCAGATGGCTCTTTTGGAGGTTCTGGCAGTGGTGGAATGTCAGCAGCGGACATTCAGCAGATTGCTCAGATGGCGTTCAATATTTATTCCGCCTTTAGAGGTTCGGACAAAATCAACGCTGCAAACAATGATAATTCGGGAACTGGTGCAGCGATTGGCCAGTTGTTCCTTGGCGGTCAATTCGGTTCAGAGATCGGTAAAGCAATTGGCGGTCTTTTCGGTCGCGGCCCCCAGAACAAAGAAACTCAAGGTCGGCATACCTTTGCCAATTACATGGAAGACCGCTTAAGGGATATGGGCGGTCTCACCGTGAGAGATGGTGCTGGCGGTAGTAGCCGGCTCACAAACTTCATGGAGGGTTCTTCTGGTCGATTCAACGACGGGAAGTGGGCCAACACCCTTAACAGTCAAGCCAAAGAGGTAAAGCAAACATTCTCCGGGCTTGGTGAGGCGTTCAAAGAGATCCTTGGCATCACTGAAGACGTTGGTGGGCAGATTGGATTCTTGCTCGGTGAGAATCTGAAGTTCAATGTCGATAACGCTCGAATGCTCGTTAAGCGACTTGGGTTATCGTTTGAGGAGATAGAAAAACAGCTCGTTGAAACGGGACTGAAGGGCGAAAGAACGTGGCTTGAAATTGAATCCGATATTCAAGGCGTTGCTGAAGCGTTTAAGCCCGGACTTGCAGCAGTCGGTGCCTTTGGTCAGGCGATGGATAATCTTCTCGGCTCTGGTGCTCGTGGCTTTGAGGCGGTTCAGTCGATTCGCGATATTGCCGTCGAAGCGGCTGAGGCTGGTATTAAGAACTTTGACCAACTAAGGCAAGAGCTGGCAAAGACGTTTGACCCAGCAACAATTGATGCGTTCTTTAAGGCTCTGCAACAGAGAGGGGTTACAAGTATCGGCGAACTGATGCAGTTATCCGACAGAGCAGCAGGTGGAATTGTTGCTGACATGCAAGCTCTCGGCGTGAAGTTCACGGATACCGGAAAGAAGATCGGCGATTCGATTTCGGCGAATACCTCAAGTACCGAAGCAAATACAAGTGCACTGAATGCGAATACAAAGGCCCTCGGTGGGAAAGCGGTTGAGCCCCCTGAAGCCGACCTCGAAGTGGATGGAGAGTTTGCACGCGGCGGTGTCATTACCGGACCAACTCGCGCACTGATGGGTGAGGCCGGCCCCGAAGCAGTGCTTCCTCTTACGCGAAGAAATGGCAAGCTAGGCGTTGCGATGTTTGGTAATATCGGAGCATCGGGAACGGGCGGCGGCGGATACGCAATTCACATTGATGCTCGCGGAGCTGCCCCAGGAGTAGAGAAGTCGATTCGGTCGGCGATTAGAAACTCGGAAAGGAGAGTATTGGAATCGATAGGGCGGTCATCGTCTCGTAGGTCAAGGAGGACGACGTGACAATCTCATATCCTCTAAGTCTACCGACATCACTGGGTCTTGAGCGATTCACATGGACTACGTTCAATGCAGTTGGATTGCTTCGAAGTCCATTTACGTTTGCAACTCAAGCCCAAGAGCATCAGGGGCAAATGTGGGCGGCTGATGTGGCAGTGGCAATCACCACGAGACGGGCCGTCGTGGAGCCTTGGGTTGCGTTTCTTACGGCACTTCGTGGTCCATACGGTACTTTCTTGATGGGTGACCCATTGGGCACAACGCCGCTGGGCAGCGTCGGCGGAACACCATTAGTGAATGGTGGTAGTCAGACAGGCAATTCTCTCATCACCGATGGATGGACGCCAAGCACGGCAATCTTAAAGGCTGGTGACTACATTCAAGTCGGCCAGAGACTCCACAAGATTCTTCAGGATGTATCGTCTGATGGTTCAGGTAATGCAACACTCGACATATGGCCTCGATTGCGAGAGAGTCCGGCGAACAATGCGTCAATCACCACAACGAACTGCAAGGGGCTTTTTCGTCTCGCAGATTCAGAGATTCAACTTCATGA